AGCGGCAGAGATTGTCGTCACAATGACAGTCTTTAGTAGTTGATAAGCCTAAGATTACTCCATCGAAACAAGGAGCCAACATGAAGATTGTACTTACACAAGAGCAGCTAGAAAAAATCCTAAAAGAATACTTCTATGACAACTACAACGTAAGGACTGGAGAAATTACGTTTGACTTAGCTTTAGAAGAATTCTGCGTCATCCATACAAAGGAAACACTATGAGCGTTGATTACGACTGGTGGCTAGACAGAGAACTTTACAGATATGACAAAGAGAGGGAACAAGATGACTATCAACAACAGTTGGAACAACAGGAATACGAACTTGACCAAGTACAAGATAACGAGGAGTGACTGGATCTTATGCACAGCATTGGGAATATTCTACGGAACACTGCTCTTCCTGTTCATAAAGTAAAGGAGCCAGACATGAAATTCAACGAACTTAGAAAGATCAACGTAAACGAGAAGATCGAGAAGAAGAACGGCCTCTCGTATCTCTCCTGGGCCTGGGCTGTAGATACGTTGTTGCAACACGATCCTAACGCCACCTGGGAGTACAAGCCCCATCAAATGTGGGGTGAAACGGTGATGGTGTTTTGTGAAGTCAAAGCATTTGGAGTCTCTCGAACCGCACAACTGCCTGTCATGGATCACCGCAACAAAGCGATTTCTAACCCAGATGCTTTTGCAGTCAACACAGCTATGCAGAGATGCCTAGCTAAGGCTATCAGCCTGCACGGTATCGGGCTTTATATCTACGCTGGAGAGGATCTGCCAGATGAAGATAAGCCTTCCGTAGACGACCACATAAAAACGCTTTCAGAGGCTAAAACAGTAGACGAATTAAAAGCGGCATGGACTACAAGCTACAAAGAGTTCAAGAATGATCCGCAAGCTATCAATCAGTTAGACGCAGCCAAAGAACAACGCAAGAAAGAACTCACGGAGATTAAATGAGTCAGATTCTCTCTATTGCCAAGCAATCAGGGGTTCTCATCTCACACCGAGATGAGTTCCTGAAGTCGGTTGAAAAGTTTGGACGGTTGATGCTCAACAAGTCTAAACCGCTAACGCCAACACAGACGGCTTACTTAACTGCGCTCGACGACTGGATGTCACTGAACGATCTTGCAAATAAGTTTGGTTGCACACCACAAAATGCCTTGAAGATGATTCGTGCTTTGGAGGCTCGCAAGTTGGTAACGAAAGAAAAACTCTACAGGCAAGCCTGGGCTTACTACTACAAAAGAAAATGAACCTGAACACATTTGAAGAAGGACTGCTGGACTCGATCCAGACAGAGCGTTGCAAGAAACTGCTTTGGTCTGTTATCCAACTGGCAGTCGATGATGCTTGCAAAGCACCCTACAAAACTAGACCGACAGACGAAACGATTACCGCACTTAGGTTCCTATTCGGAGACCTCCACGAGTCAGGGCTCGACAATTACCTGATGTGGCTTGACGTTGACAGCAAAGAATTCAAGAGACGCATGGTCAACGCTATGTTCTCAGAGCGTCACGATAAGTTCACCGACTTTGAGAGACGAGCCTTTAGAGCCAACTACAACTGGTACTTACAAAATGAGATCAATCCTAACAACTGAGACTGACCGCAGGAGGGTCATAGAGGCCATAGAAGCCACGGAACTAGGCTACATGGTAACTATCTCCAAACCTCCTCGCACAGCGGCTCAGAATCGGTTTTATTGGTCTATCTTGACTGCTTGCGCAGAACAACTAATGGGTCAGCAATACACCCAGGACATCTGGCACGAGTGGGCTAAGACAAGGTTTCTTCCTTCTCGTGTCGTAGAACTTCCTGGAGGCCAAGTAAAAGAGATCGAGCCTTCGACTGCTTCGCTTACCGTGTCTGAGTTTTCGGATCTCGTAGAGCAACTTCTACAGTACGCAATAGAGAAAGGCTTGATCTGGACGGATGAAATGAAGGACGCTGAACTTGACCTAAGGAAGATCAATGTACACCAACAAAAAGTTGCTTGAGGCTTGTAGAAATATGCCTTGCGGGTCATGTTTTTGTGAGGACGGGACTGTAGTCGCTGCTCACAGGAATCAAGGCAAAGGCATGGGCATCAAAGTCTCTGATGCTTTAGTAGCATCTCTATGTTTCAAATGCCACTCATACTTAGATCAAGGTAAAGAAATGTCTCGTGAGGAACGTCGAGACTTCTGGAACCAGGCATACATCAACACAATGCAAGCAATGATTGAACGAGGGATATTAAAGGTGCAACATGGAACAAAGAACTGACGATTGGTTTAAGGCAAGGTTGGGCCACCTAACCGCTAGCAGGGCCTCAGACGCGCTTGCGAAGCCTGGTACGGCTACGCGCCGTAACTACCAGATCCAACTCGTTACAGAGCGTCTGACGGGCTTACAGGGTGATTCTTTTACAAACGCAGCTATGCAATGGGGAACTGAACAAGAACCTGTTGCCAGAGCCGCCTACGAAGTCCATACAGGACATTTCGTCGAGCAGACAGGGTTTCATACCCACAAGTCGATAAAGTGGCTTGGAGCGAGTCCTGATGGGTTTGCAGGGTCGGGTCTGATCGAGATCAAGTGCCCTAACTCAAACACTCACGTCGATTATTTACTAGCTAAGGAGGTTCCCACTAAATACAAGCCACAAATGCTTACTCAAATGCTCGTGACAGGTAGGACTTGGTGCGACTTTGTGTCGTTCGACCCAAGACTGCCCGAACATCTACAGTTATTCGTCGTTCGTTACGAGCCAAAACCGGAAGAGCTAACCAAGATCGAGGCTGATCTAGTTGCTTTTCTCAACGAAGTTAATCAAATGGAGTTGTCGCTATGCCAAAAGAACTAACAGGAAGTATCAGCAAGAACAAGAAGAAAGAAAAGGATGTACACCCAGACTACCGAGGTTCAGCAATGATTAACGGGGTTGAATACTGGATCTCAGGATGGGTTAACGAGGGTTCCGACGGGAAGTATCTTGGGCTAAAGTTCCAACAGAAAGACGCGGAAACTAGACTCGCTAAGACTAACGATGACGAGGATGTGCCATTCTAATGTTAAGCGTACACCACCAAACCATGTTGAAAAAAGCGTTTGCAAAGCGTCCTGCAAACATTTCGGATGACTCTCCGGTCTTAGAGAGGGTCATTCACATCATCAAGTCTGAGGCTCCAGAGTGTTTTTGGAAGCCTACAGAGTTGGACAAAAGGAGGTTCTTCAATGCACCAAGGCCTGGGACTCCTCACGCTGATGCAGTCTATACGTTCCCGAAAGGCTTATTATGAGCTGGCAAGAATTAATCAAGACTCAGACGAGGAAAGAACGCTTCAGGCTTGTCGAGGAGATCTGGAGAGAACACGGCTGGATACCTCCGTCAACAGAGTGCCCAGACACAATGGCAAAACACAGAGCGTTTAAGGAGTGGTCGATCAGGAATGTCGTGGATCAACCTTATCAAACAAGTTAAAACGTCTAACATTGAGGAGATAGCGGCGGCGTATGAAAAAGCGCTGCCGTTTGTCGTTCAAGACTGGGCAAAGATGATCTTAAAGTTAGCTAAAAGCAAACGGCTTCCGATCATTGAGAAGATCGACAAAGTACACGGTGACAAGATTGGCCAAATGGTACGAGACGAGATATTTGCCCAGCATAAAAGGCCTAAGACTTAGCCGGAGGAACAACGCCCTTAACGCGTTCAAAACTCCTCATGCCCGCAATCCCCAACATACCGCTCAAAATAACCCATAGAGCGTCGGTGTCTAGCATGGGAGGAGGCTTTACATCTTGCGGGACAATCTGTTCTGCTTGCATCCAAGTCCACGCCCAGACCAGTAACGGATAAGCAAAAAACTGGTAGAACATCGCTCCAGCACCAACCCAACCAATAGCCGGTCGCCAACCAGCAACAAACATGTTCTGGTTAGCTGCTTCGACCTTGTTAACTTCCATCTGACCGAGGTCTATCGCCTGGTCGATACGCTTGGCCTCTAGTTCAAGCTCCATGCGTTCTTTGTCGGATGTGTGCAGGTCTCCGATAACCTTGCCGACCGAATCAACGATGGAAGAGATTCCGAGCAGGTTCATAGCTTGAGCGTCCTGTTTATCCAACCCAACATGAACTTCATTTGGCTTCTGTCTCGCGTCACAATGTCACGATACCTAGCAATCTTTGCCAGCGCGTAATAAGCCACAAATAGCTCAGGATTGGCTTGGTTGAGTGCAGATATAGTCTTGGGGCCAATAACGCCGTCTGGGGCCGTTTTAACGCATATCTGGGCAAGTTTGATGGAAACAGGTACGCCAGCATTGACAGCAAAGTTAAAGAGGGACGAGGCTATAACGTCATGCGTTAAATCATCGCCTTTGATCTTGTCCCAAAAGTGCTCTCTGTAGAAGTCTCGGACTAACTGTGTCGGAGGCGTTTCCTGGTAGTCAATATGCTGCCAGCCCTCCCATTTGGGGTGCATCTTGCGAGCAATACCCGCATAAGTCTGACCGCCTCGGTCGCCTTGGACTTCGTGAAGGACGTAACCTCCCTCGTCCTCCATCATTTTGTCAAACGCTTGTTCAAAGTTAGCCAACGGCTTGACCTCTAAAGTACGCTGTCCCCTCGATAACCTCAACGAGTTCAGGAGGCAAGAGTAAACCATCCCTGAAACACAAGACAGCAAAGCCTGAGCACCAAGGAACAGGATTGTCCTCGATGTAAGAGAATTGACCGCCATCAGGATCGGCTAACATCCCTGTAGACACACCGTATCTACGCCCGCGATAGTCTCCCCATCCTTTAACCTCCAAAAGATGAGTATGCCCTGAGACCGTAGAAATACCTGCTTTCAAGGTATTGTTGTAGCCAGAGTGGATACCTGAATGTTGAAGTCTGTGCTTAATCATGCAGATGTCATTGACCATCACCGACCAACTGACAGACCACTCAGGTATATGATCTTTGAGCGTCGTGCCTTGGATGCCTTTGAACTCAGGGACAGAGCCAGCTAATCTTTTGTCAAACCGTATGTCGTGGTTGCCTGTGGTTCGATGTAAGAAAGTACCTAGACCTTTACAAGCCTTGACGATCTGATCCATATGCCACTGAACTGCTTCGAGTTCATCGCGCAGGCTTGTGACTGGCTCCCAATCCATAGGGCCAAAACGAGAGATTGTCCCGCCGTCGAGAATATCTCCGTTTGCGATAATGGCTTTTGGCTTTAGGGTCTTGATGAGTTTTAAGAGAGCATTAAACCCAGCAGAAGGCTCACCAGGCATAAAGTGAGCGTCAGAGAATACGATCACATAGCCTTCCGTTTCTAGCGTCGCTCGCCTACGATTTTCGGGTAAGGTAAAACGAGCGTCCTTTGTCGGTAAAAGGATGTTGTATTTCTTCTCGATTGCCCTTCTTCGCTCGTAAACATTGCGAAGAGTAAGACCGATACGGTCTGAAATCTTCGTTGGGCTACCTAGTTCTTTCCAGACTGCGATGAACTCTTCATCTTCCGACTTTTTTCTCACGCCAAGCTCCGCGCTCTATGCTCTGGATCATCTTGCGCGGAATCACCAAAGACTGAGCAATTGCG